AACCCTGAACATTATAACCAACTTGGGTTAGAACCTGGTGAAGCTTTAAAAAAACAACTAGAACAATTTTCAGAAATCCTAGGATATAATATAATCAATATAAAAAAAATTGACCAAATAACCGAATTCAAAAATATATCCAATTGGTTTACAATAAAAGAAACAAATAACCCACAATCAGGCAAAGCTGCTCCATACGGTTCGGGCTATGCTAAATTGAGGGACATGGTTTTGGAAATCATCAACGAAGACGAATCGCTACGCAAATGGTTTGCACGCAAAGGTGCACCTGGAAAAACAGGTGGATGGGTTGATCGCAATACTTGCCGTAAAGTAGATGGCAAAACCAAATGTAAAGCATGCGGTAGAGAAAAAGGAGAAACCCGCTCAAAATACCCATCGTGCCGCCCAACTCCATCACAATGTGGTGATCCTGGTAAAGGTAAAACATGGGGTAAAACAAAATAGCATATGATCAAACTACTAGACCTACTAAAAGAAATAGTAACCGCTACACAAGTAATATGCGACAATTGTGGTTGGAAATGGGATATTGCAGATGGCGGAGACGATTTATACATTTGTCATGACTGCAACCACGACAATACACCCGAATTACCATAAAACATGACCCCATACACCGACATAGAGATAACCGATACCTACATCATTCGTGAATTCAATGAAAATGTAGACCCGATTGAGCTGCTATGGCACCGCGACAACGAATCCCGCACCATCGAAATACTAGAGGACACAAATTGGCAAATCCAGTTAGACGATAATTTGCCTACCTCACTAAAAGAACATATATTTATACCTAAACATACGTACCATAGGCTAATTAAAGGTGATGGTACACTTAAATTAAAAATATACAAACATGAACCAATCAACACTACGCAAACTAATCCGTGAGGAAATAGCGAAAGCAACAAACGAGAACGTGGATACAATGACAATGAAACGTGGCATCAAAAACGTAATCAACGATATACTATCATCACTTGACTCACTAGACATTGACGCATTACAAAACCTATCATCTGCACTTAACAGAGCAGCAGACATGGTAAAAGCAACAGCGTTATCTGGAGCAACATTCCAGGGTGACCCACGCGATGGAGAAACACCAAGCAGAGGCGACTGGAGAGGCAAAACATCACCAAGCGCGTAACATTTAGAATACATTCACGGCGTATTCGCCTCATTTGAGGTTCATCATATAAAATGGAAGTTGTGGCTCCTTACACGAAAGTGTTTGGAGCCACTCTTTATTTCACGTATATTTAACACAAATAAAAGTTATGAACATATTTTACATTAACGCTGATCCCACCGTGGCAGCACGTGAACTTGCAGATGACCATATCCGCAAAATGCAAATCGAAAGTGCCCAACTATGTAGTGCTGCCCATTGGGAAAATGGCTCAACCGCACCATACAAACGCACACATGTAAATCACCCATCAGCAAAATGGACACGTGAATCAATTCACCACTACAATTGGGTAGTAGAACATGGATTGGAGATATGTGATGAATTTGAGAAACGCTACGGTAAACCACACAAAACAAAAGAAGTATTATTGTGGCTACAATCAAACAAACCAAACATACCCAACAATGGATTCACTGAACCACCACAATGTATACCAGAACAATACAAGCGTGGTAGTGCTATAGATGGTTACAAAACATATTTCAAACAACTAAACTGGAATAAATTAAACAACAAACCAACATGGATAAACGAATAGTTATTGTAGGAGGAGGTGTAGCTGGTATTAACGCTGCAACAAAATTAATTGATGGTGGATTCGATGGAAACAACATCACCATCATCGATGCTGGGAAAGACCCATATAATCGCCAACCAAGTGAAGTAATGCATGGTTTCGCAGGCGCAGGTCTATTTTCAGATGGAAAATGGGTCTATCTACACAACACTATAGGCGGGCAACTAGCAAAATATACAGGCGAGGATAAAGCAGACGAACTTATCAACGAATCATGGCAATACATCCTACGCTTCCACCCAGAACCAGACAAAGTGATGTTCTCCAACCCAGTTGAGGAACCGGATTTTATCAAACCATACTTCAATTTACGTATGGCACCAACATACCACATCGGTACAAACTATTTACATGATATGGGTAAAAGATGGTACGATTGGTTAGTAGAAAATGGTGTAAAATTCATGTGGGAAACATCTGTAAACGATATTGATTTCCACGCCCAAGAGGTATGGATAAACGATGATTCAGATATATCAGGTGTATCTGCAATTTCATATGATCGTTTAATTTATGGTACTGGTAAATCTGGTATCGATCTGACACAACGATTAATCGACAAATACAACCTTAAGAAGGAACCCAAGTCAGTACAAGTTGGTGTACGTATGGAGTTACCACAAAAATACATGCAACCAATAGTGGACATATCATACGATTTTAAACTATACCAAAAACCAAACGAACGCGTTTCATTACGCACATTTTGCTCAAACAATAACGCAGCATATGTAGCTGAAGAAGAAACGTATGGTATGAAATCATACAATGGTCATAGCTTCAAACAAGACAATATGATCAACAATATGACCAATTTTGGTATTATTATGGAAATCAAGGGCATCGACAACCCATTCGAATTTCAAAAGAAACTAGTTGGCAAATGTCAAGATGGAAAAAACGGACTATATTATTCACCTGGCAATTATCGTAAACCATCATTAAACGCAGAGGGACATGAGATGAATATCACCCAAATTAATTGGATGGGATTACTTAATATATCAGATGCATTTGAAGGATATTTCGAATACATAGTAAATTTCATATACGATTTAAACAAAGTATTCCAATTTGACGATGATTATGGTATCTATATCCCAGAGGTAAAATTCTTGAGCGAAGAGGTACTTGTAAACTACGATGATTTATCATTGGTAGATTATCCAAACGTTCATTTTGTAGGCGATAGTTTATCATCACGTGGAATTGCTGTAAGTGCAGCACATGGAGTATTGGCAGCATCATCAATTTAACCATATTTATAGCCATAACCCCTCAACTAATTGCGTTATGGAAAATGAATGGGAATCTGGTGACATCATCGAATTTTAAAGAAGCTTGGCCTAGCCAAGCTTTATTTGTATATTACACAAAATTAAACTCATTATTATGCGTATAGGATTTACAGGAACCGTATCATGTGGTAAAACAACATTAGTCAATGCACTAAAACAATTACCAGAATTTGCAGATTATCATTTTGCAACAGAACGCTCAAAGTATTTACGTGATTTAGGTGTACCATTAAATGGTGACTCTACACTTAAAGGACAAACTGTATTCTTAGCTGAACGTGCCAGTGAATTAATGTACGATAATTTAATCACAGACAGAACATTGGTGGATGTAATGGCATTTACTTATTTAGCCAATTCTATTGAACATTGTGCTTCATTCCAATTTGATCGCTTAGCTAGTTTTATGCTACCAGAATACGACTATGTATTTTATGTATCACCAGAGGGTGTAGACATTGAAGACAATGGTGTACGTACAACTGATGCAGACTACAGAAAACTACTAGACATAAAAATACGCGACGTGATATTCACACATATGAACAAAATCACCAAATACGTTGAACTATCAGGTTCCGTGGAAGAACGTGTACAGAAAGTGCGACAGGTCGTAGGAATATAATATGTATAACTAAAACTATATTTGTATATGAAAACATCTCAATTACGTAACATCATACGTGAAGAATTATTGAAAGAATTGAACGAAGTAGAAAACACTGAATACGGTTCAATGTATAGCTCACCTCAACAACAACAATCTGAAATGAACAAATTGTTGAAGCAAGTAGAGGAATTGAAGCAAATGCGTGATGATTTAGACAGACAAATCGATCAATTGGAAGTTATTGCAAACACGTTCAATGTAAACGAAGCAGGATTATTTGGATTAAAAAACCCAGATGATGCTAAGAAAGGATACCAAGCAACAATTGACCCAGACGATGCAACTGAAAAATCATCTGATTTCCAACGTAAATACAAAAAATTAAACGAAGAAGAGCAACTAAACGAGATGCCATTCATCGGTGGTGAGAAAGGTACTGAATTAGAAAAAGCAATCCAATCAGCTACATCAAAACTTAAAGCAAAATTTCCAGAGGCAACAGCAAGCGATATTTCAAAAATTATCTTAAGTAAGAAAAAACGCCCTGAACTTGCACCAGAAGTAGAAACAGCATTGGAAGACCAAGAAGAAAAATACGGCGACGATCCAAAATATAACCCTACACTAGGAGGACCACAAACACTACGTGCAGTAGAAAAAGCAATGGGTGAACGAGAAGTAGGACAACGTGGACGTAAAGCAGGTGAACCTAAAGCAGAAAAACCATCTACACCTAAAGCAGCTACACCTAAAACAGAAAAACCGGCAGCAACTAAACCAGCAGCAGCTAAAACTGAACCAGTAGACAAAGAAGACGCAGCAGCATTAAAAGCAGCAGCTGGTGTAAAAGGTGGTGCTTTAAACAAAGCAGAAAAATACGGTAAACTAGAAAAAGAATTCAACCGTATCACAGCTGAACTTAAGTCATTAGCAAAAGACACATCACCAGAGGCTATGACAAAACGTAAAGCATTATCTGGCGATAAAATCCGTATCGAACAAGCAATGGCTAAATTGAAACAAATCTAGTTTTATGCCCTTCAAATACATAAACATATCCATACCAGTACCAACGGCGATAATGATAGTTATCGCCGCTGTTTTACTATGGATGTATGCGTTTAAATCGTGCGAAACGGACACAGTCAACACCTACCCACAAACACGAGTAATCGACAGTTTATCGCGCGTAATAATCGATTTACAACGCCACCAACAGTATATAGATGGATTGATCATTATACAAGAAACACAGCTAGACAAAATGTCTCACCAGATCGATTCAACCTCATTGCAGTTACAAGAAACACGCAAACAATATGATGCTAAAATTAAAAATATCTATAGTTACACTGATACTCAGCTTGAGCGTTTTTTCGCAGCAAGGTACAAATAAAGTATGCTTGCCATCAAACGTAGCAAAACAAGTTGCTATTGATCTTACTCGTTGTGATTCAATCAAAGACGAGCTAAGACATACATCTTTTTTGCTTGTCCTATATAAACAAAAAACATCCAAACAAGATACACTACTATCATTTTACCGCAACCGTAAACAAACATCCGATAGTATAATTGGTGCTTACCAATACCAAACACAACAACACATTTCACTCAACAAACAATTGACCTACGAAAAACAGCAATTGGCAGACAAAATCACCACACAACGTTACACTATTGGGTTTTTAGGTGGTGGATTTATAATAACACTAGGTATATTGTTGGGTACATTTATAAAATAATTCGTTATGTCTGAAAAGAGCCTTCGTGAACTAATCAAAGAGGAGTACATCAAATGTGTACAATCTCCCGCTTATTTCATGAAAAAATATTGCTACATCCAGCATCCAAAACGCGGACGTATCCAATTCAACCTATACCCATTTCAGGAACAGGTACTTACCCTATTCCAGGAAAACCCATACTCGATTGTACTTAAATCGAGACAGTTAGGTATATCGACATTAGCTGGAGGTTATTCATTGTGGTTAATGTTATTCCACGAAGACAAAAACATACTGTGTATTGCAACAAAACAGGACACTGCCAAAAATATGGTTACCAAGGTAAAATTCATGTACGAGAATTTACCAACGTGGCTACGTGAGAAAGACAAACCACAAGAGGAAAACAAACTCACCCTACGCTTAAACAACGGATCGCAAATTAAAGCAACATCAGCTTCATCTGATGCTGGTCGATCAGAAGCCGTTTCATTGCTACTAATCGATGAGGCCGCATTCATCAACAACATCGGTGAGATATGGGCATCAGCACAACAAACCCTAGCAACCGGTGGGGGATGTATAGCATTATCCACACCATATGGTACAGGTAACTGGTTCCATAAAACGTGGATGGGCGCTGAAATGCAAGAAAATTCATTTCTCCCTATCAAACTCCCATGGCAAGTACACCCAGAGAGAAACCAAGCATGGCGTGACCAACAAGACATGGACTTAGGCCCACGTATGGCGGCACAGGAATGTTTCAGTGGGGATGTAATTGTATACACTAAATCTGGTCCTAAACGTATATCGGATATAGCAGTAGGTGATATAGTATTATCCCATGATGGAACATATAATAGAGTAGTTCGTACGTTTTCACATGAATCAAACAATGTATATGGAATTACATCTACACTTAACCATCAAACAAAATATGTTACTGGTAACCACCCATTCTATGTAAACAATGAATGGGTAGAAGCAAAAAATGTAGGTGATAATTGGGTTACCCATTTCCCTAGCGTTGCTGTCCCTGAAGAACATAAAACTATTGATCTCAAAGAGTATATTACCTCGCTGTCACCTAGGCATTTCGTAAAATGCAACGATACTCATATATGGATTACCAAAAAGCACAAGTGTCCACGATATATAAAATTCGATTATGATTTGGGTTATATATTGGGTTTATATTATGCTGAAGGTTCGAAATGGAAAAATGTAGTATGTTACTCATATAATGCCAAAACAGAAAGAAACACGTGGGTAGCTGATTTAGAGGCAAAACTACAAGCTGTATTTGGTATAGATATATTTGCTCATTTTGTATCCAAGACTTGGGCAGGAAGTGGCAATATGTATATTAAATCCAATTTATTTGGACAGTTCATTGACTTATGCTTTAGCGGGGAAAAATATTGCCAAACCAAGCACATCAGCGAATTCATATACCAGAATGCATCTAGAGAATGTTTACGTGGTATATTGGATGGCATGATGTTAGGTGACGGGTTATTAAAAAAAGAATACAATTTGTCATTGGGTCTTAGCTCGGAGTTGCTTATATACGATATATTATATATAAACAATTTGCTTGGTATACACAATATGTCTTTATCTAAAGGTGTATCTACATTCCCATCTGGAGAAAAAGGTGTACTGTATACATTGCATCTACTCAAGAGCAGACACAACTCAGACAACAAGATATACTCAGAAAGAATACAGGAACACGATATAAATCTGTCATACGATAAAAATAGGTTCCTGTATGATGGGGGAATACCCAAAACTAAACTTACTCTAACCCCATCAACTGATGCGACTGTAGTATATAATTTCGAGGTAGAAAATACCCACACGTATGTTACAGAATATGGTGTTGTTCATAATTGTGATTGCAACTTCGATACTTCAGGTGACACTGTATTCTACCCAGAGGATATGGAATTTATTTATTCCACATTCATTAAAGAACCACTAGAAAAACGTGGTGTTGACCAAAACCTATGGATATGGGAACCAGCAGATTATTCACGCAATTATTTAATTGCAGCTGACGTTGCCCGTGGTGATGGGAAAGATTATTCCACATTCCATATCATCGATATAGAAACATATACACAGGTAGGCGAGTATAGAGGCCAATTAAGCACAAAAGATTTTGGCCATTTATTAGTGGGCATTGCCACTGAATACAACAACGCATTGTTAGCCATTGAAAACCAATCTGTTGGTTGGTCTACAGTGCAAACTGTACTTGACCGTGGGTACCAAAACCTATACCATACACCTAAAGGAGGTACATCAACCACCTACTTCGACCAATACATAGATTCCAGTAAAATGGTACCAGGTTTCACTTTAACTCAAGCTACTCGCCCAGTTGCTATAGGTAAGTTTCAAGAAGCTTTGCTAGACAGATCAGCTGTCATACATTCCGTGAGATTATTGGAGGAAATGAAGGTATTTGTATGGCGTAATGGTAGAGCAGAAGCACAAACCGGATACAACGATGACTTAGTTATGGCATTTGCCATTGCATCATATTTACGTGATACATCATTCAAAATGAGACAAAATGGAATGGACATGTCTCGAAGTATGTTAAACAATATATCAACAGCAAACAATCCATACGCTGGTGGTTATTCAACACCTTCATCAAACCCATTCAATATACCAAACCCATACTCAAACGGGACAGAAGATATCTCGTGGTTACTTTAATTTATAAACTATGGTAGAAACAAATTTACTTTCACGTTTAAAACGTTTATTTTCAACTGATGTACTTATCCGCAACGCGGGTGATACACAACTACGTGTTGTAGACATCAACAAAATACAACAATCTGGTAAATACGAAAACAATTCACTAGTGGATAGGTTCTCTCGTGTGTGGACAAACTCCCACTCATCCATATATGGTTACCAAAGTAGTTTCAATTACCAAACACTACGCCCTACCCTATATTCAGAATACGATGCAATGGACACAGATGCTATTGTTGCTTCAGCGATGGATATTATAGCGGATGAAAGTACATTACGTAACGATATGGGCGAGATACTTCAAATCCGTTCATCGGACGAGAATGTACAGAAAATACTATACAATTTATTCTACGATATATTGAACGTAGAATTCAACTTATGGCCATGGGTTCGTAACATGTGTAAGTATGGTGATTTTTTCCTTAAACTGGAAATATCGGAAAAATTTGGCGTATACAATGTGATTCCATTCAACGCATTCCATATTGAGAGACAAGACGGATACGACTCAAACAACCCAGCATCTACTCGATTCCGATTCATGCCAGAGGGTGCATCACAACCATCAAATTATGGTTACTACAATGTACCTAATTCAGCAAACCAAGCAAACGAGATATATTTCGACAACTACGAAATGGCTCATTTCCGCCTATTAACTGATACAAACTTTTTACCATACGGTAGATCGTATTTAGAACCAGGACGTAAGTTATTCAAGCAATATACAATGATGGAGGACGCTATGTTGATTCACCGTATTGTTAGAGCACCAGAAAAACGTATATTCTACATTAACGTAGGAAATATAGCACCAACTGAGGTGGAGAACTTCATGCAAAAAACAATCAGCAAAATGAAGCGTACACCATATATTGATCAGCAAACGGGTGACTATAACTTAAAATACAACATGCAAAACTTACTGGAAGACTTCTATATTCCGGTTCGTGGTAATGATCAAGCAACCAAAATCGACACCACTAAAGGTTTAGAGTACGATGGTATCAAAGACGTAGAATACTTACGCGACAAGTTATTTGCTGCATTGAAAGTACCTAAAGCGTTTATGGGTTACGAGAAAGACTTAACCGGTAAATCAACATTAGCAGCCGAAGATATTCGTTTTGCACGTACAATTGAGCGCATACAACGTATTATCGTGTCTGAGTTAAACAAAATCGCATTAGTACATTTATACACACAAGGATACACTGATGAGAGTTTAACCAACTTCGAGTTATCATTAACTAACCCATCAATCATATTCCAGCAAGAAAAAATTGCACTATTGAAGGAAAAAGTAGAGTTAGCTACAAACATGATCGAAAACAAAATCGTACCAACAGATTGGATATACGAGAATATATTCGAATTCAGCCAAGATCACTACGATGAATACAGAGACTTGATCCTACAAGATGCTAAGCGTAAATTCCGTATTGCACAAATCGAAAACGAAGGAAACGACCCACTTGAAACAGGTAAGTCATATGGTACACCACACGATTTAGCCGCTCTATATGGTAGAGGCAGATACGATGATGGTGGAGTACCTGAAGGATACGATGAAAAATCCCCACTAGGCAGACCAGAGGAAAAAGCAAGCAATATCAACACACAATCAAACGTGTTTGGTAAAGATAGATTGGGCATTAATGGTATGAAAAAAGACAACGATGAGTCAGATTCAGTACGTCCACAATACAAAGGTGGTTCGCCATTAGCATTAGAGGCAAAATCATCATATCACCAAAACAAAGACATGTTCGATCAAATGGAAAGTAAACGCAAACGTCTTATATTTGAGGCAGAAATGCGCGGAAATTCGCTACTAGATGAATCACAAATACGAGAGTAAAATCTCCCCATATATTTATAACAAATTAAAACGTATAGAATGAATTTAATTCGCCATTCAAAATACAAAAACACCGGTATTTTATTTGAGCTACTAGTTAGACAAATAACGGCAGACACACTAAATGGTGTGGACTCGCCCGTGAAAAATATATTGCAAAAGTACTTTGTAAAAACTGAACTTGGACGCGAATATAAACTATATGAGACGTTATTAAAACGTACTTCATTAACTGATACTAAAGCGGACATTATCATCAACACATTGATTGAGTCATCTAAAACACTCAACAGGGGAGCTATACGTAGACAAAAATACAACTTGATTAAGGAAATCAAGGAACACTACAACATTGAAGAATTCTTCAACCACAAAATCCCACACTACAAAACACACGCTGCTTTCTATACATTAGTTGAAGCATATAATACCCAACAAGCTGACCCGGAACAAATCATTGTTAACCGCGTAACATTGCTTGAGCATTTAACAGTACAACCTGTTGCTGAAGCAAAAGTACGTGAGGGTGTAATGAGCGAGTTCGAGCATATGGACAAAGATGTACGTCTATTGACATACAAAATTATGTTGGAAAAATTCAACGACAAATACGATACATTGGATACAAACCAAAAATCGGTATTGAAGGAATACATCAATTCAGTAGACAATTCACCACGACTAAAAGAATTCTATACTGTAAAAGTAAACGAAATCAAACAAACATTGGCTGATTTAAACAACAAAACAACCAATCAAGTTACGCAAATCAAAATAAACGAGATCATCAACATGATCAAGGTTCCATCAAAAACAACCAAAGTAAACGAAAATAATTTGGTTGACTTATTGCAATACTACGATTTAGTAAACGAATTAAAAACAGTAAATGGATAAGCTACGACAAATGGTAAAGGACGCGTTGAGCGAAATGAACGCAACCTCTCAAGGTGGTGCAACATTCACCCCAGGAGCAGGCGAGCAATATGCTACACCATTTGCATTTGGTAAGAAATCCAAACCAACCAAATACTACTACAAGATAGGATACAAACCAGTACCAGATAAAATTCCAGGTTCTGGGTTGGAAGTAAAACAATTATTTGAGGAACAACCATTGCATGAACTCAACGACTTCCAAAAGGAACGTATAGCTGCGTTCGACGACATTGAAGCGCGTTTAAACCGCATATACCCGTTGATTTCCAACGCAAAAAACGAAACAGCAGAATACTATGATGCCAATCCTGGGTCATATGAGATATATAAATCAACCGAGATGATTTTGAGCTACCTCAAAGCAATCGAAACACTACTAACCGCAACAAAATGAAAAAAACATTACAAGACCAATACCTACTAATCAAAGAAGGAAAAGGACACAAGGGTGTATTTTTAACTGAGGCAAAACGTCAGTTCCCTGACCTTATCCCAAACAGTGCCGACGTTAAACTAACTGCGCAAATATTAAAAGACAAAAACATCATCAACGAAAACATCATTGGTTTACAATCAATTAATCAAATGATCCCAACCAAAAAGGAATCATTCGAAACTGCGTTTGAGACGTTCTTAAAAGAAGCAAAGAAAAAGGAAGAAACAGACAAAGCGGAAGCAAAAACAGTATCTAAATCGGTTGAAGATAAGCAAGAACACGCGCACGATAACACAGACGAAAAAAACATCGACAACGTTATATTTGATCAAGTAATGACTGGTTACTACGCGGAATTAAAAGACCCAAAGAACGCTAACAAAACGATGGAGGAATTGAAAGCAATCGTATTGAAAAACCTAGTAAAAGACCCAATCCACTACACAAAAGATGGCCAATTTGGTATCAAAGGACTTGGCTACACAACTGAACACCCAGGTTTAGGCGAACCAAAAGAAGCAAAAGGAAAATATGCTTCATCTGGATATGGTAATTTAAATGAAAACAAACAATCGAATAGAATTGTTGTAAAATACTCAAAATCAAACAACACCTACCAACTATGGAAGGGAGACGAAATCGTTACTGATTTTGCCACTAAAGAAAGAGCTGAAATGGAAGCAAAACGATTAAATGCACTGCAAGATATTAAAGATGTGGATTCAAGACAAACAAACGAATCAAAGTTACGTAACGTTATCCGCACAATTATCCGTGAGGAATTAAACACACAAAAACCATTAAACGAAAACGTACATAAGCGTTTAAAAGAAATCGACACTGAAGTACAAGACGAGGTAACTCAATCGAAACTAAACAAAATCATGCAAGAAATTGAGAAACGTAAAGCGCAATTGACCATGATTGACGAGAACGAGGACTTACGTGAATTGACAGACAAGTCGAAAATTAAAGCACTTCAAAAAGAAATCAAGTTATTGGAAAAAGCACAATCCAAACTAGAGAAAGCTGGCAAAGGCAAGAAAAAAGAAGTATTGGACGAGGCAGATGAGCCATCACAAGAATATTTAGACGCTAAAGCAAACGCAGAAGAGCGTTACAATAGTGGGGAAGACATAGAAGCAATCATAGCTGACTACCCACAATTCAAAAACGAACTATACCAAGATATCATTGGTGGTTTTGAAGGAATGGACTACTAAACATTAACCTACAATGAACAAACAACTACTAATTGAAACAAGATATTTCCAACCAAACCCTGTCCGCATCACAGAAGGACAGGGAAATGGTGGCAATGTATTTGTAGAAGGTATATTAGCAACAGTTGAAGTAAAAAATGGAAACGGCCGCCACTACCCACGCGAATTATGGGAACGCAAGATTTTCAGAAATCATTAACCTTAAAAACGCATCACACGCGCTCCGTAAAATATGGTGGGACGGTGATCGTATCATGGGGTTAATTGAGGTATTCTGTGATATGGGAGAAAAAGGAACATCATCTGGTAGAATAGCTGGTGCATTAATCAAAAACGGATTAAACATTGGTGTTTCTTCTCGTGGTATGGGCTCATTGAAACAAGTAGGTGAAATTATGGAAGTACAAGATGATTTCAGTTTGCTTACTTGGGACCTGGTTAGTAACCCATCCAATCCTAACTCGTGGATGACCCAGACATCATTAAACGAATCTAGAACAACACAAATCAACCCATATAATAAAGTAAACTCGATAGTTACAGATATATTATGTGCTAAAGGCACATGTTCTTTGTTCACAAAATAAACCTATTATATGGACAAACATCACCCAGAACATACAAATCAAGAATTTATTCGTATGCAGAAATTAGCGGGCATTATTACTGAAACAGAATATACAAAGATAATTAAAGAAAATACATTAAAATGCTTATCTGAACGTATATCAACTAAATGTGCGGCAATTAAACAATCATTAAAAGAACAAGGATACATTTAAGACTGCAAACCGGTGAAGAAATTGGCTCTATTTTACAGAGCCTTTTTCTTTTTTGCGACTCAAACAAATACAGTACATACGTATAACAGAATATACCACCACCCCTCATACTATGTGGTATCAATAATTTATATAATTCTATTACGTTTACAAATAAACGTACTTTCCCAACAAAACAATTTAATTTAGGAAAATGGCAACAAACAGAGACATGCTTAAAGAAGCAATCGCTGAAGCTAAAGCAATCAAAGAAACAGCTATAGCAAACGCGAAATTAGCTCTAGAGGAAGCTTTCACCCCACAAATGAAATCTATTTTGTCTGCAAAAATTGAAGAAATGGCTAGAGAAGACGAAGCTATGGAAGAATCATACGACGAAATGGACGAAGCTTTGGGAACAATCAACGACCCAGACACTCCTACAGCACACGGTAACGTAGCTGAAGAAATGGAAGAGGAAGTAGATTTAGACGAGCTACTTAGAGAAATCGAAGCTGAAGAAATGGACGAAAACATTACTGAAGCAAAAGAAGAAGAGGAAGAAACGGAAGAAAAAGAGGAAGAGGAAGAAGAAGAAGGCGAACCGTTAAACCTTGAGGATATGACAGATGAAGATCTGAAAAAAATGATCGAAGACGTAATCTCTGACATGGTATCAGCTGGTGAGTTAGAGGCAGGTGAAGGTGAGGAAGAAGGAGAAGAAATCGACAAGCAGGCGACATGGAAGAGTTAGACGAGGAATTCAACCTTGAATCATTACTTAACGAAATCGAAAACGAAACAGCAACAGCTGCAGTTAACGAAGGAGTGATGGACACATTAAAAATGATTAAATTATCAATGGATGTCTATAAACTTCTTAAATCAGGTAAATCCGATGAAGAAATCAAATCACTTATCTCATCAAAATTCCCGGGATGGAGTGAATATGAAGTCAATTTCTTTATTTCCCGTTCTAAAGACAAAGCTAAAGATCAAGGATGGATAGAAGAAACAGCAACAGCTGAACTAGAAGAAGCACACAACACGATCAACACGTTACGTACAGAATTGAATGAAATTAACTTGTTAAACGCAAAATTATTGTACACTAACAAGATATTCAAATCTAAAAACTTAAACGAATCACAAAAGGTAAAAGTACTTAGCTCATTTGACAAAGCAAAATCTGTAAGTGAAGTGAAAATTGTATTTGAAACGTTAAACGAGGGATTAACAGTTAAACCAACAAATACTATTCGCGAGAACTTAGGCAGTGCATCAAAAGCTACAGTAACACCTAAGGTTACAACAAAACAGCCAATCATCGAATCAAACGATGCATTCGCAAGAATGAGAGCATTGGCGTTTTACAACAGTAAACATTAATTAACTTAATTTATTTAAACACACAATGTCAAGCATTAATTCATTATTAGAAAGCGCTGCTGGTTCATACAAGAACTTACAAAATGACGCAGCAAGAATGGCCGCAAAATGGGCTAAAACAGGTTTATTGGAAGGTTTAGCGACAGAAGTTGAGAAAAACAACATGTCAATGATCTTAGAAAACCAAGCAAAACAATTAGTTACTGAAGCTAACTCAACAAACCAAGGTGGTGCTACATTTTCAGTAGGACAAGGTGAGCAATGGGCTGGTGTAGCTTTACCATTAGTACGTAAAGTATTTGGTTCATTATCTACAAAAGAATTCATGTCAGTTCAACCAATGAACTTACCTTCAGGTCTTGTATTCTTCTTAGATTTCCAATACGGTCAAAACAAGAAATTGAACTTCGGACCAGCAGGTGACTTATACGGTACAGGTTCATTATACGGTGTAACTAACCCAGGTGCAAACAACGACCCATACGGAGGTTTATACGGTGCAGGAAGATTCGGTTATTCAATCAACCAATTCTCAGCTTCAGCTACTGCTACAGTTACTACAGCATCTTGGGCTGACGTAAACTACAAAGCAGAATTATCTGCATCAATCGCTGCAGGTGGATTCACAAAAGTTGCTATTCCATTAGCTGCAATGACTAGACCAGACCAAAACGGTGTTAGAGCATTCGCTTTAGCTTCAGGTTCAGCTTTAACTGCAGGTACTACAGCATTATTGTTACCTGAGTACACTGAAACAGACGGTACTAACGTATACTTCTTATATGCAGGTGCAGTAGCAGCAGCAAACGTACCAACAAACGGTACAGCTAACACAGTATGGTACAACCAACAACCAGCTGATAACTATAGAGGTGATTTCGAAGATGCATCAGGTGCAGGATACGCTAACGCTAACTCAACATCTGCTGATCAATTAGCAATCCCACAAATCGATATCAAATTGAAATCAGAGGCTATCGTTGCTAAAACACGTAAATTGAAAGCACAATGGACTCCAGAGTTCGCACAAGATTTGAACGCTTACCAATCATTAGATGCTGAAGCAGAATTAACTTCAATCATGTCTGAGTACATCGCATTAGAAATCGATTTAGAAAACTTAGATATGTTGATCGCTAACGCTTCTGCAGCAGACGAGTATTGGTCAGCAGTAAATAACCGTTCATTGAATTCAGCTAAAACTGGATACGATAACTTAGGTTTCTACAACACACAAGGTCAGTGGTTCCAAACGTTAGGTACTAAATTCCAAAAAGTATCAAACAAAATCCACCAAAAGACTTTGAGAGGTGGTGCTAACTTCATGGTAGTATCTCCATCTGTAGCAACAGTATTGGAATCTATCCCTGGATTTGCTTCATCTTCAGACGGTGATGTAACTAAATCAAGCTACGCTTTCGGTATCCAAAAAGCAGGTAACTTGAACAACCGTTACACAGTATACAAAAACCCATACATGACTGAAAACGTTATCTTGATGGGTTATAGAGGTGCTCAATTCTTAGAAACAGGAGCAGTATTCGCGCCTTACGTTCCATTAATTATGACACCACTTGTATACGATCCAGATACATTTACACCAAGAAAAGGTCTCTTGACTCGCTATGCGAAAAAGATGATAAGAGGGGAATTTTATGGTAGAGTATTCGTATCTGACCTAGCAAGTTTATAATCCGCGCTTAAAATCGCAGATTTCACGCTAAAAGGGCGCCGGTTTCGGCGCCCTTCCTTTTTCCTCCCTATTTTTCCTTCCACCTACACTTTCATCTATACTTGGACACCTTATATTCCCCCCATATATTTATACAGGAACATAAGGCACGCATATGAAAAAAACAGGCATATACAAAATCACATCACCAACCAACAAAATATACATTGGCCAATCATTGGACATAGACAAACGTTGGTACCACTACAAAAACCTACGCTGTAAAGGTCAACCGCAACTATACAACTCACTCATCCACCATGGTATAAACAACCACGTATTTGAGATACTAGAGGAATGTAACCCAGCATCATTGGACGAACGTGAAACATATCATAAACAACAACACATAAACAAACATGGGTGGGATTCAGCTATATTCACCATGTTAAACGATGGTAAAGGTGGCAACAAATCAACTACCACCAAGCAAAAAATGTCCATTTCATCCACCAAAACCATACGCGCTGTAAACGCATACAAACTAGATGGTACATTTATAGCACAATTCGAGTCACCATCACAAGCAAAAAGTATATTGTTCCCAGACATCAAGGACACCACAGGCGGTATCATCCAATCATGCAACCAATCCAAACAGAAAACATTCCGCGGCTGTATATTTCAGTGGGCAGACAACGACAACATAGCACAGGTGCTAGCTGGGTTGCAAAACAACGTAAAAATCAAACAGCAAACCGTGCTACAATATGATTTAGCAGGTAATTTTATACGCGAGTACACAAACAGTTATTGTGTGGAGAAGGAATTTGCGCAACAGGGCATACGCATCAACTCAACCGATGTTAGAGCATGTTGCAATGGCAAACAGAAAACATGTGGTGGATACAAATGGGTATATGGTACATCACTAATCGAGAACACAACCACAGAATACAACCCAAAACACATTGAGCTACAGAAACACATATACACCCAGCAAAAACATACACTCAATCAACATAAACCTGATTTAGTTGCATTAACCCAGTACATATGTAATTTATATTCAGGCGATATATTGTACAGTTACAATGGGGAAATAGACATATATTTACCTGATTTGGGGTTGGGTATAAACGTGGTTGATTTGAAGGACAGCGTGTTATATGAGAAAAACTATACCCGCGATTTATACGCAAAATATAGCAAATTAAACGTTAAACTGATACAGATATTCTCGGACGAATTGCTGAACAAAAAGGATATCGTGTACTCGAGAATACAAAACGAGCTCAAAGCAAACACCACAACCATATTTGCTCGCAAATGTGAGATACGCGAGGTAGCACCCAACGTAAAAAACCAATTCCTGGACACAAACCACATACAAGGACGCGACCAAGCATTCTACAAGTATGGCTTATATTACCAGAACGAGTTGGTATCGATCATGACATTCAGAAAACCACGTACCGCCATAGGTAAAACAAACGTAAACAATGGCGACACATGGGAACTTATTCGCTTTTGCAACAAAAAATACACCAATGTCGTTGGGGCAGCATCGCGTTTACTCAAACATTTCATACGCGAGGTAAAACCACACCACGTGTATTCATTTGCAGACAACAGGTGGTCATCACCTGTATCCAATTTGTATTTAACCTGTGGATTCAAACATGTATCCACATCGCAACATGGTTACTGGTATACCAAAGACTACATGAGCAGAGAGCACCGATTCAATTACAATAAAGGTGCACTCAAGAAAATGGGACTGGACACGGAAAACCACACTGAAGTGGAACTTATGCGCAATATGGGTTACCATAGAGTATGGGATTGTGGAGTCACTAGATACGAAGTATTTTGTTCCCCAATCATTTGTTCGTAGCTTTAGTCATATTTATATTCAACAATAACATAGTTATATGACCGATTATAATCGTACCCCTGAGGCACAAGAGACGTTCAAAGAAAAACGCAAGCCAAAGGGACCCATTAAGTTCAAGTTATCGCTTAATGAAGAGCAAAAACAAGCAAAGGAACTTATTTTATCTAAACCTGTTACACTTATTGAAGG